AGGTGGGGGCAACTTAGATAAAGGGTTAGTTTTACGTTGGTTTACTAAACAGATGGCTTATGAAAACGATAAAGTATTCCACAATTCTTTGTATGATATGGGTTGGTTAAAACGTTATGGAATTAAAGTAAACGGTAAAATACAAGACACCATGTTCGCAGCACCCCTAATAGATGAGAATCAGTATAGCTACTCACTTAACAATTTAGGTGAAAAATATTGCGGAGAAACTAAAGATGAAACTTTACTTATTGAAGCAGCAGAAGCTTATGGGTTAAACCCTAAAAGTGAAATGTATAAACTACCAGCTAAGTATGTTGGTCCATACGGCGAGCAAGATGCAGAGTTGACATTAAAACTATGGCAGGTATTTAAAGAATTAATTAAGCTAGAAAACGTAGGTAAAATTTACGACCTAGAAACTTCACTGATACCTATACTTTTAGACATGAGATATAAAGGCGTACCTGTAGATTTAGCTGTAGCTGAAAAGGTGAGTAAACGATTAAAGAAAGAAGAAGATTCAATATTAAACGCTATCCATAAAGAGTTCGGTACTAAACCAGATCTATGGGCAGCACAGTCCGTAGCTACTGTATTTGATAGAGCTGGGTTAAGTTACCCACGCACACCTAAAACTAACGCCCCTTCTTTTTCAGGTGATTGGTTAGAAAACCACGACCATAAATTAGCTAACAATATAGTAAGAGCACGTAAACTAAACAAAGCTAGAACTACCTTTATAGATAAAATGATATTAGAACATAACGTAAACGGTAGAATACACGGGGAACTTCATCCATTACGTAGTGACCGTGGAGGTACAGTAACAGGAAGATTTAGTAGTAGTAACCCTAATCTACAACAAGTACCAGCCCGTAACGAAGACATAGGTCCACTTATACGTAGTATTTTTGTACCAGAAAAAGACCATTACTGGGGGTGTTTTGATTACTCTCAACAAGAGCCTAGACTAACAGTACATTATGCCTCAGCTACTGAGCAAGAAGGTGCAGCAGAAGCAGTAGATGCTTACCGTAATAAAGAAGCAGACTTCCATCAAGTTGTGGCAGACATGGCTAACATAAGTCGTAAAGAAGCTAAGATTATTAATTTAGGTCTTAGTTATGGTATGGGTAAAGAAAAGCTGGTTAAACAATTAGACTTATCTATGCAAGAAGCAGAAATATTATTTGATACGTATCATAAAAGAGTACCTTTTATCAAAGGTTTAAGAGATCAATGTGCGAGGTTAGGGGCTAACCGTGGATACATAACTACTATAGCTGGTCGTAAGTGTAGGTTTAATTTATACGAACCTAGAAATGATAGAAAGCCACCCTACCCTTATGAAAAAGCTGTCACTGAATATGGTAGTCAGGTTAAAAGAGCCTACACGTATAAAGCTATGAATAGACTTATACAAGGTTCAGCAGCAGATATGACGAAACAAGCTATGGTAGAGTTATACAAAGAAGGTATACTCCCACACACTCAAGTACATGATGAGTTAGACATCTCAGTAACTGACCCAGATCAGTGTGAGACTATAATGAAAATTATGTCTGAATGCACACCTTTATGTGTTCCCAATAAAGTTGATGCGGAGATAGGTAAAAACTGGGGAGAAGCAACGGTTCATTATAAGGAGTTTTTTAATGACTAAACGTACAGAAAAAGATACTATGTATTCAAATATATACTCACACTACTGGAAAGAAGCCATGACCCTAGAAGAAATAGGAATCAAATATGGTGTTACTAAAGCACGTGTGTGGCAGATAGTTAGGTTCAACCAACTAGGTGACGGAGACTACTACACAGGTTATAAAGCATACATGGATAAAAAATCTGAGATAGATAACACACCTGAACTAACTACTAAACAAAGAAGTACCCAATTAAGAGAATGGTTAAATAATCAAAACATAAGGCTTATAAAAGGTAAATACGACTCTTCAACCGTTGGCTAATGATCATTTTGAATATCCTTTTAATCACTAGTGACTTATAGTTTAATAAAGGTAGTTAGCTAATACAGGCTAACGTAACAACCTTTAAGGAGGTATATTATGGCAGCAGCCGTTGAAACTATGGCTTATGCAGGGGAAGTTCCCTGGCATGGGCTAGGCGTTAAAGTCGATAATGATCTAACACCTGACGAAATGTTAGTACAAGCTGGACTTGATTGGACAGTAAGTAAGCGTGAAATATTCACATACGATAACGCAGACCCTGATAAGTCTAAAGACTTAATCATGGCACCTAACCACTCACTATTAGTACGTGATAGTGATAACCAAATATTTGGACCATGTGGACCAAAGTTTATACCCACCCAAAACCGTGACGCTTTTACGTTCTTTAAAAAGTTTACCGACGCTGGTAACATGACTATGGAAACTGCAGGTTCACTAAAAGACGGTCGTCAAATATGGGGTATGGCTAAAGTAGATGAAAGCTTTACCTTACCAGGAGACGATAGAGTACTAGGTAATTTACTTGTGTCGGTTAGTCATGAGTGGGGTAAGTCTAATGAAATTAGATTCACACCTATTAGGGTAGTGTGTAATAATACACTTAGTATGGCGTTAGCTGATAAAACTCAGCCACACTTTAAAATGGCACACACTAAAGCTTTTGACGGTGACTTAATAACTACCGCAGAAGAAGCACTAGGTCTAGCAAGTAACCGTATGAAAGAATACAAAGAAGCAGCAGAGTATTTATGTAGTAGAAAATATACTAAAGATACTGTAGTTTCTTATATAGCTGACTTAATGCAACCTAAACTAGCGTTACAGCAAAAAATACTAGAAAACACTAAGGACGAACAAAAGTACGTGGCTCGTGCTACTATGCTTGATGAGTTTCAACGTGCACCTAGTAAGGTATACGAAGCACTAGAACAACAACCAGGAGCCAACTTAAAAAGTAGTGCTGGTACTTGGTGGGGTGCTATGAATGCAGTTACTTTTGTAGTTGACCATAAATGGGGACACGACCGTGACGCAGCAATGCATAACGCTTGGTTTGGGGCTAGGGCTGGTTTAAAAACTAGAGCCATGACTAAAGCTATTGACTACGCTAACGCTGCATAATATGCACCCAGCGTACGAAATTAACTTTGTTTACTTCCTACCTGACTATCCTAGTCGGGTAGTGAAGTTTAACATGACTGAGATGCATAAAATTAAAGGCGGTGGTATCTACATAGGTGATCCTATAAAAATGGCTCCTCCTTTACATATTCACCAAGCTGAGCGTTGGTATAAAGTTCACACAGGTAAGAAAAAGAAATTTAAAACAGCTAAGTGTGGACAAATTGATTTATATAAAGTACTGATGAAAAAAGCAGTACCCTACACCGAGGATGATATGAAAAACCTATACAAAAACCATAAGGTAGATATACCAAAACCTAATAATTATTGTAAGACTGTCCGTGGTCGTGACCCACACGACACTAGTCTTATATTAACCAGAACTGATAAAGTACCTATGAGTCAAAAGAATAAAGACAGGCTCAAACACTACGAAGGTAAACCCACTATTCAAAAAGTTTTAGATAAAGGCGTACTGACTCTTAATGATATAAAGTACGATATAAAGCTAGGGTATATAACTAAAGGATCCTAATTTTAGGCGTAATGTGAGCCGTTTTAAGCCCTTGATTAAAGTAAAAGGTATAAAACCCTTAGTTTATAAATCAAAACGGCTCGAGCCTTTAAAATTAACATAAGATTTTACTTTACTAATTTATATTCAGTAGGTAATATATTTATATACTATTTATCAGGAGTAAATAAATGGATAAAAATGAAAAACATTGGGTAGTAAGTTATGGTTCTAAGTCTTTAGATAACAGATCTGAGATTCTTTGTGCTGAAGAAAAAGAAGTAGAAGGTTGTTGTAATTTAATTGACCAAAGATACAACCCAGAAACCATATATGTTTTTACTAGACCACACACTAGTGAGTTAGAAGGATATTTTTGGAAGGGTGGGAATCTACTTGTCAATGGAAGATAATATTCAAATACCTATACCAGACAGAGCTGAAAGTGCTCCTCAGGTTTATTATTTCTACAAACTAGAGATAGGTGACCATATGGATATAGACACCCAAGATCCTGCTGAATTAAAAAGAGTCCGTGGTGCTGCTAGTGTATACGGTAAACGGAATGACAAAGTGTTGGTCACTCGTAGTATAATAAATCATGAAGGTAAAAAGATACTAAGAATATGGAGGAGTAGGTGATATTATGACTGAACGAGTTTCATACTTACGTTGCTCAGCACCAAAGTGTGATAACCCCTTACCAGGACAAAGAACTAAATTTTGCAGTTCAAAGTGTTCTATAAAAGTTTCAAGTCTTAGAAGGTCAGAAGAGTGTAAAAAAGTTTATGCTTCTTTAGATTGGGCTGGTGGACCTAGAGGTATGGTAAGCGAAAGTTCAGTTAAAAAAGATGAATGTTTTGTAGGTGGTACCGATCGTTGGTGTAATGATGATTACCATGTAGATCCAGAGATTTTTGCTATAGCTGAAGCGAATCATGATAAGTATTTAATAGACAGAGCTGAACATGAAAACAGGGTAGTTATAGATGGACTTAATATTTTTAAAGAATCTTACAATGAAAACCACAACACAAGCTACGAAACTCAGTTGTATCGTAAAAGAAGAGAAAATGAAGACTACGTTGAATTAAATAGAGCAACGCAAAGGATATACTATGCCAAACACAAAGAAAAAATTGACGCCAAAGCAAGAAAAGTACGCTCAGAACGTAGCTAAAGGTATGTCTAAAAAAGACGCAGCCATAGATGCAGGGTACAGCGAGAAAAATGCAACAAGAGCTGGATACACCCTTGACTCTGATTCAAACCCTATGGTAAAACAACGTATTGGCGCATTACAAGAAAAAGCAGCCAAAAAAGTAGAGCTCAATCTTAGTACTCATTTAACTGATTTAAAAGATATTAGAGAAGGAGCTATGCGTAATGGTGCTTGGTCTGCTGCGGTAACTGCGGAAGTGGCAAGAGGTAAAGCAGCAGGACTTTATGTTAATCGTAGTGAGTTGACTGTAAATAGAGTAGATACTATGTCAAAAGAAGAAGTATTAGAACGTATGAAACAACTATATTACGACACAGGTGGAGTACTGCCTGCTGGTAAAATCATTGAAGGTGAAGTAGAAGATGAAATTGAAAAGAATAATTAACAACTGGGTAACTAAATATCTGTCTTGGTCTTTACAACGTAAAGCTGATAAACTTGCGAGAAAATATCTAAATGTCAAATAAATGGCACGGTGGTAAGGGCAGTAAAAGACGCCCTGAAGATTCTAAAAAATACTCAGATAACTGGGATAAAATATTTAATAAAGAACGGGATATCAGTAAATTAAAGAATGTGACAGAAATAAAAAATGTTAAAAGAAAACACTAAAATCTTTATTACTACTTTTACTGTAACTAGTTTATCAGGTGAGGAAAAAACGTTCCCTGGACCGTTTATTTTTGCTAACACTTATCAAGAAGCTAGTGAAGAAGCAAGCGTATTAAACATAGAAATAGTGGGGGAGTTAGATGAAGAAACTAAATTACCCATACTACATTAAGGAGTAAAATGGATAGGTCAAAACCATACAGAATTAAAAATACAATGTTAGCCATACAATCTGACTGGATGATAGACAAAACCACGTTAGCTATACTACAAGACGCTGAAACTGATATTGTAGATTTCCATAACAGTGACGGCACAAAAGAATTAAGAATACCTTTACAAGAATATATAAAAGAAGAATTACCTGACGTTTACTCCGTGCCTTTATTCACGGAAGATTTCTGTGATATGATGTTAGACGAAATAAAAAACATCGAACATTATTTAGGGTTTACCGAAAACGATGACGAGGATGAATTACGTCAGATACCTGAGGTAACTCTACAAAATAACATCCCGCAACTTAGTTCTAACTTACACAGCGTAGTATTAAACCATATGAACCCCTTATTTACTGCAGTGTGGCAACGCTACAGTTTAAAAATAAATTCAATACAATTAG